GCATAACCCTGCCTTGGGTTCTCATCGAGGCTGGCTGGCAATTAAGAGGGATCAAGACCACTAGGACTTGCCAGCCAGTTGATGTGACAACACGCGCAACAAGGTGACAAAGCGCGACAAAATTATCCAAAGTCAGTTGCCTATGGTGTAATGACAAAATGGGATTTATAGATTTTTTGTTGGGTGCGCCCACTGAAAAACCACAGATCGAAGCGCGTGCAGGTATCGCCATTCCGTTTTATCAGGATGCGTATTTCACGCCTTTTAACACTTTCAGGGTTGACCGATCTAGCGCAATGCAAGTGCCAGCAGTGGCACGCGCTCGCAACATCATCGCTGGCACTATTGCAACCCTTGGCCTCAATTCCTACAACGAAATTACAGGGGCAAAGATCGAAGGTCGCGCAATACTAAAGCAGCCTGATCCAGCAATCCCACTAGCTGTAACTATGGCTTGGACAGTTGAGGACATTCTCTTTCATGGCCGATCATTCTGGCAGGTGCTAGAGGTTAACCCAGAGGATAGCCGACCAGTACAGGCTCGCCGTATCGACCCAACTCGGGTTACTTTTACAACTGATTTGAATACCCAAGAGATCGTTAATGGCTTTTACATCGAGGGCGGCTTAATGCCAGCCACAGGTGTGGGATCTTTAATCATGTTTAGCGGTATTGACGAGGGCATTCTCAACCGAGGTGGCCGCACTATTTCGACAGCCTTAAAGTTAGAGGAAGCCGTTCAGCGTATGGCCAGCGAGCCAAACCCAACAATGGTAATCAAGAATAGTGGCGTTGACTTACCGCCAGAGCAGGTGTCGAGCCTACTGGCACAGTGGAAGCAAGCCCGAGCCACCCGGTCCACTGCATACTTGTCAGGCCCGTTGGATGTGACCACTTTTGGCTACGATGCAGGACAAATGCAGTTGACGGAATCCCGACTTAACACAGCAGCTGAAATTGCGCGTATGTGCAACATCCCAGCCTGGTACATCAACGCCGAATCAGCCAGCGCGACTTACTCAAACGTAAGCCAAGAACGCCGAAGCCTTGTTGATTTTAGTTTGAAGCCGTTTATGTCGTGTATATCCGAGCGACTAAGCATGAACGATGTCACACCGCGTGGCAGCGTTGTCAGATTTGATCTAGATGATTACCTACGCGGCAACCCACTAGAGCAGATCGAAGTCCTTGGCAAGATGCTTGACTACGGCTTAATTGACGTAGATGAAGCGCGTGAGGAAATGGACTTAGCACCGAGAGGAAACCCAGCAAATGCAACTTAGTTTTGAGGGCCAAGTTTTAGCGGCCAATGTTGAAACCCGAACCATCAAAGGCCTTGTAGTTCCGTTTAGTAAAGTCGGCAACACATCGGCTGGCCCAGTGCGCTTTGAGTTTGGCGCATTTGGCGACATTGACCCAAGCCAAATTGTTTTGAACATGGAACATGACCGCACACGCCCATTGGGTCGCGGTATCGCAGGCAGCGAGGAAGTCACCCCAGCAGGTATTTCGATGGCGTTTAAGATCGCGCCAACAGGTGCTGGCAATGATGCACTAGTCGAGGCATCCGAGGGACTGCGCCCGGCATTTAGCATTGAAGCCAATGTCGGTGAATACACCATCGAGAAAGGCGTGATGGTCGTATCAGCTGCCAAACTTGAAGCCGTAGCTCATGTCACCAATCCTGCATTCAAGGATGCTCAAATAGCGAGCGTCGCAGCCACAGAGGCTGATGACGAGATCGCCCCAGAAACCACCGAGGCGGAACAACCTGCCGAGGAACAACCACAGGAGATCACAGTGGAAGAAACAACCGCACCAGTGGCAGATGAAGTGACCGCAGCAGCGGTTGTTCATGCCGCAGCACCAGTGGCTTACGCAAAGCCTCGTTCACCAATCAACAGCCAAGCCTCGTACTTGGAACACAGCATCAAGGCCAAAATGGGCAACCATGATTCAGCCCAGTATGTTATGGCAGCCGATGACTCATTCAGCACAAACCCAGCGTTCACCCCAGTGCAGTATGTAAACAGCGTTATCGACACATCAATCGGATCACGTCCAGCCATCGATGCAATCGGCTCACGCGCCATCACTGCATCAGGCATGGTTATCAGCCATCCAAAAATCACAACCAGTGGCACAGTAGCCGACACCAACGAAGGTGCTGGCCCATCAGAAACTGGCATCATTTCCTCATACGTCAACCTAGATGTAAACAAGTTTGCAGGAATGCAGCGTTACTCAGTAGAACTACTAGAGCGTTCATCCCCAGACTTTTTCCAGGCAATGGTCGACAACATGACACGCGCCTACAACAAGGCAACTGATGCAGCAGTGATCGCAGCTCTAACCGCAGGTGGAACACAAGCCACCGCAGTTGCAGCAACATCCGCTGGCATTATTTCCTATGTATCAACCGAAGCACCAGCTGCTTACCTAGCAACAGGTGAACTACCAAGTGCATACATCGCTGGCACATCCCAGTGGTCATTGCTAATGGGTGCAACCGATACAACTGGTCGCCCAATCTACAATGCATACAACCCACAGAACAACGGCGGAGTTGCTGGCCCACAAAGCCTACGCGGCAACGTACTTGGCCTAGACCTGTATGTAGATCCAAACGCAGTTGCAACAACCATCGACGAGTCGGCATTCATTGTCACACCGTCATCGGTTGCAATCTACGAATCACCAATCTTGCGTATGTCCACAAACGTGGTCACATCAGGAGAAATCGAAACAATGCTTTACGGTTACTTGGCCGTTGGCGTTTTGGTTGCCGGTGGAGTTCGTCGCTTTAACCTGACCTAAGTCAGCGTTAGTTAGAAGTGTGGGGGATGCGGCCCTGTGTCCCCCACACACTTACACGATAGGAGATTAAAATGGCACTAATTACACTTAGCGAACTTAAAAGCGTTTTGGGTATTGGCGACATTTACGCTGACCCTATTGTCCAGGCAGTTGCCGACAGTGCCGAGAACATAATTCTGTCGTACTTAATCTTTGATGATGTGTCTATTGCTGGTGTATCGCTCACTAGCAACGTGGCAAGATTTTATTGCTATGACAATACTTTCGTAGTTGGCCAAGCATTAACGGTAAGCAAGTGTGGCGCACCTTTTGACGGATCACGCACAGTCACAGCCACAGGCATTGACGAGTACGGTGTTTCATTTTTTGAAGCTGCTATAACCAATGCCAACATTAGCAAGCGATCAGTCATTCCAAATGGCCGAGCAGTATTGACCAGCCAAGCCGCGCTATACGACACAACGCCAGAAGTACGCGAAGCGGCTTTAGCCGTTGCCTGCGACATCTGGATCACTCGTACAGGCACACTTGGCCAGCAAGGTGTGGACTTTCAAAGCCCAGCACCATACCGCCTTGGCCGTTCCATGCTGACCCGAGTTTCAGGCCTACTAGGCAAGCACCTGGATACGAGGGGTTACCTTGGGTAATCTCGCCACATACCGGGCTAACCTTGCCACGACTCTCGCAGCTGCTGGTCGGGTAGTTTACTCATACCCGAATGAGAACATCACTCCACCTGCCATTGTGCTTGTGCCGGGATCGCCTTACATAACAGTGTCAGCCATTGGCGGCGCTCGATGCAATGTGCGATTTGATATCACAGTAATCGTCAACGCAGCTGATAACCAGGCGGCTTTGGCTAACTTGGAAACTTTAATCTTTAGCGTCACCGATCTACTAGCCAATAACATTTCGTTTTTGGGTGGATGGTCACAACCAACAGTTCAGCAAATTGGAAACGCCGATATGCTAATCAGCCAACTCAACATCGAGATGGTCACAACCAACTAGAAAGGCAAGTCATGCCAGCAACATACATAACTGGTCGGAATCTGACCCTGAGCATTAACTCGGTGTCTTACGCTGACCAAGCAAGCACAGTAACTTTGGAACGCGAAAACAATCAGCAGGTACTTGAAGTGCTGTCGGGTCGCGCTTACAAGACCGTTGACAAGTTCGCCACTCTAAACGTCGAACTATACCTAGACGACACATCATCAGCTGGAATTATCAGCGCGCTTTGGGATGCGGCTAACTCCGCACCTGATACATCGCTGGCATTCTCATTTGATGTAAACGGTGACACATTTACTGGATCAGTATTCCCAGTATTTCCAACCGTTGGTGGCGCGGCCACTGACGTACTTACCACCTCGCTATCCTTTGTAGTCGAGGATGGAACAGTCGCTCGGGCTTAACGAATAGAACAGGGCAACCATTATGCAATACACAGTTACAACAAAACAGGGCAACAACTACATAGTGAGCGATGAGTCGGCTTGGCTGTGGATCGAGATCGAACGCGAACTCGGTTACACAGTCAGCCAGGCTGCTGACAAGATGAGCCAAGGTTCATTAGATGTCATCACTTGCATGCTTTACAAGGCCGCAAAGGCCCAAGGGCATACAAAGATGCCAAGCCAGCAAGCCTGGGTAACCAATGAGTTTGAAACCTTTGAGGTGGTCGAGGAAAGCCCAAAAGAGAACTAAGGGACACGCTGGTGCGGATCGCAACATCTACCGGCATCCCTTTGGCCGATCTTTTGACTTGGTCGCTCGCTGACATAACGACAGCAGTAACGCTGATACAAGAGAGGAATGGTCATGGCTGAAACAAGAAGCACAATTACAG